GATTGGTGTTAGAGATCCAGATATTGTAATGGATCAGTTGCTCTCTGTACTTGAAAAATCAGACGCTCCAATACCAGGAAAACTATACGTCTATAAGTATGTCGCTATTACTCCTGGTTTGAGATACGACAGAAATCCTGTTGTTCAGATGCGTGGATTATCAGATAATGGATGGGTAGCACAAAACTTTCACTGGTTAGGTCGTGGTCAATCAATAAGAAACTATCTTGCAAGTGAAGTTATTTCTGATGGAATTTATGAAATCTACCCTTCAGAATTAAGAGACGTTATGATGTTACCTATAAGGGATTTCAAAGTAGGTAGCTAAATAACTAAAAAAAGTCTAAATGGCTGATATTAGAGATAGAGATATACGTGCTAGGGGTAGTTTTGACCCCAGGTTTGATAGGGTAAGACCTGCTGCTAAAAAGGCGCAGGATGCTGCCAAATCGCAAGAAAAGCAAGGTGGTAATACAAAGTCTAATCCTCTTTCACAACAAGAGGGACCAGAGGTTTATAGGTATCCTAGAGAAGCCTTATCGGATACAACAGATGCTTTGTTTATTTCAATCTTTGAGCAAATTAGAACATCAGATGTATTTGGAATAGGTGATCCTATTAAATCGGGAGAAAATATAGATCTTACAAAAGTTGGGGGAATTCAAAATTATACTGATTATTTTAGAGGTTCAAAATCTGCAGAGGCAAGAGCAGAAAAAACAAAAAAAACCAATATTCAACATATTTACTTACCAATACCGCAACAAATATCAGATGCTTTAGCAGTTTCTTATGGTGAAGATACACTAAATCCAATTCAATCTGTTGGACTTAAAGTTGCTGCAGGTCTTATTGATGATCCCAAAAAAGCACTTGGAAATGCTACAGATATAGCGAAACAAATATTTTCTGGCAAAATTGAAGGTATAGATGAAGGTACGAAAAAAGGAATACAATCTATTTTTGGTGCAACTGCACTAAATCAACTTGGTGCAAATATAAATCCAAATTCACTACTTTCTAGGGCATCTGGTCAGATCTTACAATCCAACTTGGAATTATTATTCAGTGGTGTAACTTTAAGATCTTTCCCATTCTTGTTTGATTTTGCTCCAAGAGATGAAACAGAAGCAAAAGAAGTAATGATGATCATCAGAGCACTTAAGTCTGCAATGGTTCCCAAAAAAGGCAATTCCTTATTCATTCAGGCACCTAAAGTATTCCAGTTAGAATATATTACTGGTCAAAAGGCACATCCATTTTTGAATAAATTTAAATTATGCTCTTTGACTGATATGGCAGTCAATTATACAGCGTCTGGAACTTATGCAACTTATGCAGACGGAACCCCAGTTCATATTCAAGTAACTTGCACATTTAAAGAGATTAATCCAGTTTATGCTGAAGATTATGATGCAAAATACACTGGACCTTATGCACCTGGTAATGATCCTGCAAACTTCGGAGTTGGTTACTAATGTCTTATTTCAGAGAACTTCCTGATCTTTTATATCAGTCAAACCTTTTACATAAAACTTCTTCACGGGAATATGTAAGGGTTAAAAACTTATTTCGTAGAGTCAAACTTCAAGACTGGCTTACAGATAAAGCATCGTTCTTTGATAAGTATACAGTCCTAGACACTCAAAGACCAGATACTGTTGCGGAAATATTTTATGGACAAGCTGATCTTGATTGGATTGTAGTTCTTACTGCTGGTATCACGAATATCAAGGACGAATGGCCACTTTCGAACTACAATCTTTATAATTATGTTGAAAACAAATATGGTCTCACAGAAATGAATAACATTCATCACTATGAGACCATTGAAGTTAGAGATGCCAAGGGAAGATTAATCTTACCTGCTGGACAAGTTGTAGATCAAAACTTTACTATTAAACCCCCTTACGATGCTTCTACAGCAGCAAATTTTTATGTTGGTGTAAGACCACAGTCTAATAATGTTGATTATAAAACTGTTTCTGGTGATATCAATCCTGTAACAGGAGTTAGTAATTATGAGTATGAAACCATAAAGAATGAGAAGAAAAGAGAGATTGAGTTAATGAAACCAGGATATCTTCAACAGTTCTTGAATGATATGAGAAACTTAATGTATTATGAAGAAAGTTCTAGAACTATCAATAGTAGACTGTTATTAACTGACAACTCCCGTCTGATCGGTCCATAATAAGTCTAAAGTTTTATCGAAAACTAAAACATATCGGTGCTTGCGGGAGCGATCTTTCCATTCTCCTTCAGCACCTTTTATTTTGCCGCGTGAATGCTTGGTACCGTCTGCGTAATAGAAATCTTTTTTAGAATCTGTAAGCCCACAATATTTAAAGTTACAAGCGCGATAAATTGTGCCGCAATGAAAAGTACTATCAGCGTAAGATATGATGGCTCTGACTCGTGTATCTTTGCGTAATTGTTTGATACAGCGGGATACAAACCAGGAGGTGATATTGTATTCCTCTTTTTGAGTGCCAGGGTGAATGCAAAGTCGTGAAAGTTCAAATAACCCTTCTTGCTCATTTCTTTCTAGACCGAATGCGCCTTGTGCTATTTCTGGAACAGGGAGTCCAGTGAAAACACAGACTCCCTTGATACCACCAATGTTGAGTGGACTAAAATCATTTTTCTCATAAAGACCGTAATTATAACCAGATTTAAATCCCTTGGATATATCCTTAAGATAATGAAACCGCAGAAGTAACTCTGCGGCTTCGGATTTGGTTACACGGTCTATTATGTAATTAGATTTCACTTCAATAAAAGATTAACGTATGCTGCCACCACCAAAAGAGTGAGGCAAATCTGATTATACTTCACTCTTCGGCAAGTTTAGCAAAGTATGCCATAGCATCGTCTTCATCATCATTGGAGGAAGAATTAGACGGAAGGATATCATCTGCATTGAAATCACCAGGAGTGGAGGTGAATGCAGGAGCAGCACCACGATTTTCGCGGCGGAAATCTTCTTCTTCCATAACAGACTCTTCGTCTTGGAAGCGAGGGGTACCCTTGTTACCCAGAACATAGTCCAGACGCTTCTTCAGAGCATCATAGTCCTTGAACTGATCGGGAGCAGTAAATTCCGAAAGAGAGGATTGCTTCTTCCAGATTGCTTCCATTGCGTCATCGTCATCCAGCAGAGCGTCAGGACGGGCAAACTCACTGGAGTCATAGTTGCGATAACCTGCAACATTCTTCGCCTTCAGTTTGAAGTTGGCGCCTTGCCAGAAGTCAAATGGATCGATTGCTTCCTCGTCCTCAAACTCGGGTTGCATTGCAGCAGTGAGTTTGTCAAAGATCTTTTTGCCGTACTTGTACAGCATAACACGACCTTCATTCTGGGGATTAGCAGGATCCTTGACCACGTAGATGTTGCTGATGTAAGTCAGTTTACGCTTCTGCTTACGGGCAGCATCCTTACCTGCGTCAGTGCCGTTGTTCCACAGCATAGAGTTGTATTCAGACACGGGATCCTTCTGACCCAGAGTGGTCAAAGAGTTCTCAATGTACCAACCACCAGGACCTTGGAAAGCGTGGGAGTACAGTTTCACGAAGGGGAGATCTTCTCCATCGGGGGCGGGAAGGAAACGGATAACGGCATAACCATTGCCGCTCTTATCACACTCCAGTTTCCAGAAACGGTCATCAGCGGAACCGCCACCGTTGTTGTTCATTTTTTCGACTTCCTTGACCAGTTTTTGAGTCAGGGAGCCCAGCTTGGATTGCTTCTTAAGGTCTGCGAAAGACATTTGGATACCTCGGATTAGTTTGGATTTTGGGAGATTTGCTTGGATAGTATAGCAAGAGATTCGTCAGGCGTCAACGTATTTGCGAAGTGCCTCGATGGTTGCGTTCATACTATTGAATAGCATACTCATATCGGTTTCGGGTGGAAAACCCATCATCGCAACCGACTTACGAAGGTTCTCTTTCATTTCGATCGCTTTGGGATCGTCTGAAAGGGACAACCTAGTATACATCACTCTTTGCTTTTCTAGCAAGTTTGTTAAGATTTCAATATGCTCAAGTTTATCTTCCTTGGACATCATACCAAAATTGAAGAGAGATCCGTAGATCTTCTCTTGTAAATTATTAATTTCAGTTAGTTCTTCTTGAATGATTTCAGAATCGAAAAAGTCACTCATTTTCCAATATTGTCCTTAGAATTTTCTTGTATTGAAATACATCAATATTTATGAAGGGGTCATATTTTTTTAGTTTGAGACTGACGGTTTCCCACACTGGATCATCCAACTTCTTATCAAAGTTTTTTGAAAAATGGAAGATTTTGTTGTAGATCACGAAGTTTTCCAGCGATAATCTTCCGCTTAGAAGTGCCTTCAATAGAACTGGATGTCCCTTGGAACAATCGAATAGAATCTTGAATTCGTTCTGAGAGAACAATTCGCTGCTTTGTTCTCTGAACAAGTAAGTCGAACTCTGTCTCCTTTTCATCCATTCGGCGTAAGTCCTTTCGCCAGAATTGATAATTTCTCCGATCCATAGGTTTTGTGGGTTGTCAGCGGCAGCAAAATTAGATACTAAAAAATCTACGACTTCTTTATCAGAATACTTACGGGAAGTCTTTTCGAACCAGTACTTATCCTTACGTTTATTGAAGGATGTTACACTAGCACG